AATTTTCTCCTCGTTTCGTTTTCTTAGAAGATCAACCGTTACCATTAGCGCCTTCACAAACAAGGCCTCTGAGCATAAACTCTCTCTTGGTGGTCTGGTAACCTTCTGCACTCGCCACGACCTTAATGGTCTGCGAATCCTTATCAGCGATGCGAAGAACTGCAATGCCATCCTCATCCAATGTGGAGTATACGGGATTAGATACCGTAACCTGAATGGTAGCATCAACATCCTCAGCAACTGTCGCATGGATAGCGATGAAGTTGCCAACCTGCAGTGTAGGATCGCTGGAGAAGCCAGTATAATCATCAACATACTTCAAAGTACCATTGATGGTATTATTTCCAATCAGAACATTAGACTGGAGATCACTGATAACTTTTCCAAGCAAATCCGTATCAGCTGCAATGTTTACATCGACTTTAAGCGTCAGCTGGGGTTTGACTGGCTGGTCTTGAAAGGAGCCATTGCGTCCTGCATGGTGGGCTCGTCAGACTGAGTATTGGTAGCCTGGCTGGTCTGACCCTGACGGATCACGATCGCGGAGAAAGGCTTAACCAGTGCACCGGAGCAACGGGTCTCGATCAGGAACTTCTGCTGGTTGTAATCGATATCAAAATCATCGAAGAAGCTGATTCCACCGCCCTTATCAGCACCAACATTGTAATCATTCAGGTTAACGATGATACCAAGAACAGGCTTGCTGTCCTTATCGGTAACATTCTCCATTACCGGAACCGTGATGATCTCTCTTACGCGAAGGGCAGTTGCAAGTTCAGTCTCGGTCTTGTAAAGTTTGTGACCGATCTGATCCTCAAGAAGCAGCATATCGGTAAGCATGTCCTCAGTGGTGAACAGAGTGGGGTTACCGGAACCACGATAATTCTTACGGGACTTGATAGATGCGGTAATAAAGTTCTTAGCACGAAGCACACCGTCATCGTTCTGGCCGGGCTTTACAGTCCATCTGATAACGAACAGGTCAGCATCGTTCATGATAGGGATAATTCTGGTGTCATCGATGTGATCTTCATCAGAAATGAGACGACCGTCACCGATAAGGAATGCGCGAGCAAGTTCCTCATTCAGCATCATTCTCATCTCAACTTTGAGCCACTGCAGCACATCGAATTCGGTGATGTCGGTGATATCGTCCTTATCCATCTTCTGCTTCTTGTAAACGGTAGTAGGCTCAACCTTTCTCTTAAGCAGGCTGAATACCTCTTCCTTCTTCAAGCGGCCCTTAATGTAACCTTTTGCCCTTGCTGCGTCCTCGGTAATATCAGCAAACATTACCTTAACACGGCTGAAAGGAATGTGGTGAACACCAGTCATAACCTTGGAAACCCAGTCCATGTTACGACCAATGAACTCAGGAGGAACATTAAGGTTTCTAGCCTCAGGGAACAGGTATTCAACATCCTGGATACCATAGGTCTGAGGGGTAGGATCGTCACCTGCGTCTTCCTCATCATCTGCATGAGCGAGGATATTCTCCTCTTTCCAGTTTGCGTAACCCTCTTTCAGGCTACCGAAACGACGACCACGGCTCATGATCTCCTGAAAATCGCTGTGAGACAGAGAGTTGCTGCGGTTCGTGCTAACTACTACATTTTCATAGGCGTTGTGTTTCATTTCTTCTTCTCCTTCTTCATTTTTATTGTTTTCGGCTTCTTCTTTAGCCATGCCGACAAGGCCAAACAATACAGCTTTCTGCTCATCATTCATACTTGCAATGATGTCTTCTACTGTCTTGTTCTTTGCTGGCTGCTCTTCTGAGTGCTGCAAGTTTTCTTCGTTATTCAGTTGTTCGTTCGGATCTTCCATGTCACTGTGTTCCGCTTCTTCTTCATTTTCGAAGTTAATTTCGATGCCATCATCGTAGCCAACGATCACACCAGCCAGCTCGGAATCGCTTCCATGAGCAATTACCGTGTCAACAAAAGCACCAGGATTTGCCCCTGCAAGAACCAGACTTACTTCCCGAATGATACCATGGAGAACATCCCCGGTATTTGTCTGTTTCAACTTGTTAGCGAAGATAGACATAGCGTCGATATCGCCATTACGAAGAGCTTCTTTCATGTGCTGACCGTTGGGCGTATTGTTGAATTTAAACCAACCGTATACACCGTCTTTACGATTCTGCAGAACACCATGGCCTAAGATAGCATTTGCATCCTCATGATTATGCTCATAGACAAGAGGTACTTTCATACCATCCTGGGCTGCAAAGGCGTTTCTTCGAATCGTCCTTCCGTCGGCACAAAGAACATCATTTCTAGTGACATAACCACTAAAATCGTAGTCCTTTAGTTCCATTTTGAATTTTACCTCCTTCTTCTATTTCTTCTTTGCTTTTTGATAACGAGAATCGCTAGCTATTCGATCATAAATATCATTGTATTGGCTCTCCGCCTCTTCCCGGATGGCAGTTCTAGTAGCATAAGATTTCTCCGATGCTGATTTGCTATCCTTCTGATACTTCTGCTGAATATCTTTACGCTTCTTATCGTTATCTTCTTTTAATTTATAGATAAGTGCCTGAATCTTCGGAGACTGTTCAGCCTTCTGGGATTCTGGCATTCTCTTCAAAATATTTTGCAAACTGGTAATTCGCTGACTCATGATCTTTCGATGCTGCTCCATAGTTCGGGATGAAGCGTCTGATAAGAGTTTTCGTTCTTTTTCATATCGAGCTCGTTCAGCTTCCAGTTTTGCGTTCTTTTGTGTGTTAATCTGTTCTTTGGCATAAGCAGCTACTTCTTGTCCTTCTTCATTTAAGGAAGGTCGTTTTGTTCTGCCTTTCGATTTCTTATGTGCCTCGTAGTATTCGTGATTGTACTGACTTGTCGCTTCCGGATCATAGTTTGGATCGACATAATGTTGTAAGTAATTATACTCCCACATAGTCTCACCCCCTACAGCATGCCTTCAAGTTCAGCAATCTGTTTGTCAATATCATCCAACTGTTCCATGGAGGAATCATAGTCTTCCACTTCACCTTCCATACCAGATCCAAGACCAAACATATCCTGTCCTTCCGGTTTGTTAAGGTTCTTGTTACGAAGCTCGTCAGCTGCAGGATCACTAGAAGGTCTAATACCAAGAATCTGACGAATCTCATTGGAAGTAAGAATCTCGTTTCTCGTAAACTTATCAGCAATATCAGCAATCTGCGATACTGGAACCAGTTTAAACGGATCCTTGAAGAAGTAAATCGTTTCTCTTCTAGACCTAGCATTAGGCGTCAAGAACTTTCGATTAAACTCGTCAGCAATCGCAGAAGAAATCGGCTCGATCGTTCTGGAGTAGTAATTTAGCATCGTAGCTTCATCAGCTGTACCGTCCAGAATGCTCTGCGTAATGCCAAAACAAGCAAAGAGCAATTCCTGGAAGTATTTAATCTGCTCCATGAAATTGTTTTCCAAGGAACGATTCAACTGCACGATCTTCTCACTAGCATCAATATAAGCAATACCATATTGCGAATTGGTAAGCTGATTCTCGATGTCCTTCTTTCGATTTTCAACCTGAATTCGCTTTGCTTCTGTTTTGATCGTATAGGGAAGCTGAATGATCAAGTCGAGTTTGCTAGAATTCGTCTTCTCATCAACAGCGTCCAGCAAAGCGAGTTTCCTAACGAGTCTTGCAGCCATGGCATTCGGTTCGTTCATGACCATGTAGAATGGATTCTGAATTACTCCAACGGAACGCTTAGGTATCGTCAACTCATCTTTCTGACCAGTTGTATGGTTGTACGCTCTGACACGAACGGTCTGCGGATACCACTCGACAACCTTTCCGATACGCATTTCTTTAATGTCGTAATCACCGGTGTAGTATGGATTGTTATCTTTTGTTTTTGTGATAACTGCTGCCACATATCCTTCGTCTAACATGGATGTAACAAGATCTTGAATAAATGTTCTACCGGTTTGATCAATATTAGCCTCTACAGTTAAACATTGATTTAAGCCGTCATCTACAGTCTCGGCGTATCTTCCGTTAGTATCTTTACGAATATGTAAGAATGTGTTACTAGCAACATCCATAGCAATACGGTTATATACGGCATTAATAATGGATCGCTCATTTCCTCTAGTTAGAATCACCCTGTCAGGATTTGAAGCATTTCCACCATATAATCGGTACTTGTAGGTCGGGTCTCTATTAGTGAACGCATCCCACGAATGCGCTAACCACGAGGTGAATTTTCCCATTTTGAATTTACCTCCTATTAATCAATATTCAAAAGAAGCTTTCGTTTCAACCGCCTAGCCTGGGTGAGTACACTCTTTGATGTTTTTACATCTACATCACTGTATTTGTTAATTTTCAAATCGTAGTACATTTTTTTCAATTCGTCATACACCTTTTTAGCTTCGTTTTGATATTGAGCTTTTTCTTGAGTTCCAGCAGGTGATTTTTCATATTTACTCTGTAGTTCCTCGTAGCTGTTTATTAAAGATTCCAGATCATCGGCATCTTTTTTTCGTTCAGCAAAGCGTTCTTTTCTATCAGCTGAAAACTTATGCAGCGTGTCGATTCCCTTTTTTACTTTGAAAGCTCTATCATAACTTTCATTCTGTTTTTCTGCTGCCTTTACTGCGGCCTCACCGTATCGCTGCTTAAACTCGCTCATGCGTCGATACAGCTGTTCTCGTTCGCCTTGATTAAGATTACTGTTTTTCAAGTTGATCCGCATTAGCTGGTATTCTCCTATCAAACGATCTTCATCTTTAGCAAAATCTTTGTATTTCTTATAATCTTCGTCGTTTAAAGCGTTATTAAATGATGTCGAAATTTTATTTGTTACATTTTTAATCGCATTTCCGACGGCTTTAGAGATTTTGGGATTCTCTTCTGGTTTTGGTGTGGGCGGCTTATTGTCACCAGGATAGGTATAAATCCATCTACCGTTTTTACCCATCTTGCGGTCGATGTATTTGTAACCTTTGACGCCATGACAGAGATAGTCATAGTTATATTGCCACATAATCGCTCCTTTCTACAGATACTTCTTAATGTCAGATTCTGTAATATTGTATTGCTGCATTAGATCCTGGACCCCTTCGTTGTCAATAACATTATCAACAGTGAGTCCTTTTGTGGCAGCTTGAGTCTCTACCATATTCGCAATTTTCTGAATATTTTGAGATCTTTCTGCCATTGCCGAGTACTGCTGCATCAAATCAGCAGCTGCTTGCGGGTTGTTTTCGTAAGTCTTAGCAAGATCTTTCACCAATTTACTACCCTGTTCAATGGTATTGTAAATATCTTGCTCTTCATCTTTGTAAGATCCCTGCCGGTATTTAATACCTTCTGAAAATATCTTTGCGCGAAGACTTACATAAGCCATACCAAACTGAACATAGTCATCAGCTCCAGCAACTAAACTATCTAATGTGATTTCGTTCGTTGACAATTCTCGACCATTGATCATATCGTCGATAATATCAAGAACGGGATGCTTCTTTTTCATCAGATAGTCGTCAATGTTATAAGAATAAGTTCCATCTTTATTCTTTTTCACATACTCCGGATTTTTGGTCTTTACAATATTTTGCCACTCTTTCGTCTGCTCGACTTTCTTGATCTTTGTATCATAATTCCACTTATTTGTGGTATAAAGATTCTTGTTGAAAGTTTTGTTGTAGACTTCGTTGGTTTTATTGTAAGCTTTGTTTAGTGTGTTCATGGTTTTGGTTTGTGCCTGCTTGAAGCCTTTCTTAGCTTTATCAGCATAAACATAAACCCAGTTCTTCGCTTTAGAGAGGTATTTGTCAATATACTTGAACTTACCATGGCAGAGGTAGTCGTAGTTATATTGCCACATGACGAGTACCTCCTATTTTTTATCTTTTACCTTATATTTGTTATACGATTGGGAATAAATATCAGGTTGTGAAGAATCTATCATGTTCATAAGCGGAACCATCAAAGCACCTTGAGGTACTATTGACATCATCTTATTTCTAGCAAGCTCCTCATTTTCGCGAACAGTTTTGTATTTTCTAGTGCTAGATATATCATAATCTTTACCGTACTTCTCAAGAAGTCTATTTATTTCTTTTTCTCCATCTTCAATATATTTCAAGACTTCTGTATGTTTGCTTCCTAAATTTTCAACAGATTTTATTTTATTATATTTAGTTCTATTTTTTGCGACTGCCAATTCGACATCGTTTAAACGATTCTGGACTTGTTTTGCTGACCGAGATTCATCGCTTCCATATCTCTTCTTTCCAGCAGCGGTCAATGATCCATCTGGATTTTGAAATCGCCTAACACCCCATTTCTGTCCTAAGATACCGTGATGTTCCAAATAATCATAATTATAAGACCACATTTTGTCACCTCCTATGCTACCATGTCGAAGTCATCCATATGCAACTTATAAGCCACATATGCATCCATCATTGCTGCGACACAGTCTATTTTTTGATCTTGTCTCCTCTTTAAGATCATTCTGTTTCCGTTTACATCTTCAACGGTAATACAGTTACCCATGCAGAACTGCATTAAGAGCTCGTCAAACAACAAATCTCTTTCTTCTGCTAGGGTCTTTAACTCACCGAGAGGTACTGACTCGGTTCTTTTA